TAAAAGACATCCTAAAATTACCATTTATGAAAATGAAGAAAAGAGTGGAAGAGTTCACATCCTCTGTACCTGTTGATAGGTTGCTTTCTTTTGCCATAGATGCTGATAAACCATTTAAGACTATTGAATTCTTGAGGGCAGCATTAAACGAGTTTAATGATAGTAAAGTTCCTAATGTGGCTGAAATTGGTGGTGTAAAGGTTAGTGGTTCTAACCATTAATACAGTGGGGAAATAATAAATGCAGACTACAACGTTAGCTTATCTTATTCCACAGTTTAGGAGACATTTAGCAGATTATACAACTCCTTATACTTATGATGACGCTACATTATCTGGTTTCCTGTTTGATAGTATCAAAGCTTTGGGAACTAGATGGAGCAATAAGTATTTTGTTGCCACTGTAGCTAGTGTTCCTAATCTTGTTGTGAGATATGAAAATTCTGATTATTTTGATTTTTCTGAACCACCAGTGATTCAATATCAAGATGAGCGTGCTGTTATTCTGCAAGCTTCTGTTATTATAAAAAGTAGCACCAAGTGGAGTGAGTCTGGAGATGCCGTTAATTGGAAAGATGAAGAGATTTCATATTCTAATGTCCAGTCAGCAAGACAAAGAAGTTCAACATTAAATGATGATATTAAGGAATTAAACGAATTATTCCCTGTAAAGTTAGCTCAAGCAAAGTATGGACGATTGCATGGGTGGACAAGAGACTGGAAGTGATCTTACAGGTATTAAGTGGAAGCCCTTAATGCTAATTGTCGGGTGAATTAGTTGTGGTATCAAGTAATGACTTTGACACCATTTTTGTTATACTTAAATTAAATTAAAGGAGAGGATTGTGGGAGAAAAGGAAGGGGACAAGATTGTTTTAAAGATTATCCAGATTTCAGATTTACATATTACGTCTTTCCGAAATCTATTAGCTCCAATGATTGAAGACATAAATCGTGAGCAGGTTGACTTGGTGGTGGCTACTGGTGATATTACTAATTGTTCTGATAACAAGGATTTGTTTAAAGACACTTTAGCTCACATGAACAAGATTAGGCATAGGGTAGTTGCTATACCTGGTGATTATGATGGTGGTGATTTGTGGAGAGAAAGTTTTGGAGATGGTCGTTTAAAGACGTTAAATCTCAATGGTTATTGTTTGGATTTTCTTGATACGTCATTCATGGGGCATAGATATGCTAGTGGTTGGGGCGATGTTCTTAAAAATGAAGACCCTGAGCAGTATGAGTGGTTAAAGGAACAATTAAAGATTGACAAATATCATCTTATATTTTCTCATCATCCATTTTGGGTTCAACCTACTAAAGAAGGGGATGAATATTTGGGTGACAATTTTAGAGCTTCGTATTCTGGTCACACACACGAACCAATTAAGTTTTATTTTAAGTATGATAAACCAAAATCACATTTTTCACATGGTTTTACATGCGTACCAATGAAGTTTCATGGTAATGCGTGTTATATGGTTATATTAGTTAAAGCTAATGGCGAGGTGGTTAATTATCCTAGAGTGATAAGTGTAAAACGAACAGCGTGGTAAGAAAAGGAGTGGACAATGAGTGAAACTGTAAAATTACTTTGGATTGGTGACTCACCAACAGTTAGTACTGGGTTTGGTAGAGTATCGCAAGGTGTTCTAGAGGGATTGTATCAGACTGGTAGATACGACATATCTGTTCTTGGTATTAATCATCAAGTCGGTGACCCGCATCGCTATGAGGGGATGTTTAAAATTTACCCCGCCAGGTCAATGGGTAATGTGTATGGGTTTAACAGGGTTCAAGAGGTTATTTCAAAGGTAAAACCTGATTATATTGTAATTAATAATGATCTGTGGATAGCTTCTGAGTATGTTAAAGATATTCCAGAAAATAACAGGATTATTGTTTACTCACCAGTAGATGCTTTACCTGTTCAATCGGAGTGGCTGGAAGCTATTGATAAAGTTAATGCTAGGGTTGTAACTTATACCGAATTTGCTAAAAATGGCATACAGTCAGCAAGGAATATTAATGTAAATGTTATTGGTCATGCTGTGGATACTGATGAGTTCTATCCTATAGACGATGCTAGAAAGTTTATGGCAAATATTAACCCAGATATTTTCATTGTGCAGAATGTAAATAGAAATCAACCAAGAAAAAGATTAGATTTATTTCTCAAAGCAATGAAGCTATGGTTGGAACGTTTACCAAAAAGTGATAGGGAAAATGTTAATTTTTATTATCACGGTACTTTAAAGGATGTTGGTTGGAATTTGGCACAGTTAGCACAAAGATGGGGAATTGATGACCGACTTTTAATATCTGACCAAACAAATCTTAGTCCAGCACAGGGTGTTAATTTACCAACGTTATGTAAAATATACAATTGTGCTGATGTTCATGTCATGACCTCAATGGGAGAAGGGTTTGGATTGAGTCCATTTGAGAGTGCGGCTTGTGGTGTTGCTCAAGTAGTTCCAAGTCATTCAGCTTGTAAGGAATTGTGGGAAGGTAGAGGAGAACTTATTAATATTAGTCATTGGGAAGTTCTTACTGGTGGCGTCAATACAGAGGGTGGAATAATTGATGTTGAGCATTTGGTCAGCATATTAGACAATCTGTATCACAACAGGGAAAAGACTAAGGAATATGGTAAGATGGCTTATGAGTATGTTCAACGTGAAGAATTTACTTGGGGATATATTGCTAGGCAGTTTGACTCGATTGTTCATGATATGGTAGAAGCTGGTGATTCATCGCTGTCTAAGAAATTTTCTCCAGATACCAAAAATTTAGTTGAAGAGACTGAAGACAATGAAGTTACAGTAGCGGGAGAAAAAGAGAAGAAAGATGGCAATAACATTTCCAACAACTAAGACAGTTAAGGATGCTATTAGGCAAGCAATTGGTCATACGGTAGTTTTTGTCATTCGTGGCGACCCTACACCTTGTTCTGTGTGTAGTGGGTTAGATTACTATGATGAGGTGAATGAAGCTAGTCTTGACCCATACTGTACAACTTGCGATGGTAAGTATTGGATAACTACGGATGTTCTTTCTGGCATTACTGCTCATGTTAGGTGGAGAACTCAAGACCAACCAGATATGAGTGTTGGTGGAGAAACTTTTGAAGGCGATTGTTATATTACTATTGATGTAAATGCCATATCATCTTCTAATATTGTTAAAATACAAGAAGTTAGGGCAGATTCAAGAAAATTACAGGTATATAAAACAATATACAGGGGTGTACCAACTAGAGATAGGATAAGATTTGTGTGCAGAGAATTTGGTAAAGAATAGTAAAGGAGAGTTGGGGTTATGGATGATAAAGGATTAACTGAACTTGAGATCGTCAAATTGATAAATAAGCGTAAGAAAAGATATTGTGCAATTGCACTAAACGACCTTGAGGAAGAAATTAAAGACCAGGAGTTGTTCAAGAAAGTGAGGAAGATAGTTCTTGACAACATGAATAGTTTTACAAGGAGTGTTTTTACGGTGGTTGGAATCAACGTAGAAGGTATTGAGGATGAGTAGTAGATGGAAGTTCGCTTTACGCATAGAATATTCAACTTTAATCCTGTTGGAGTTCTAACAGCATTAGGAATTACTCCACAAACATATCCGTTTAGATACCAAGCATTAATAGGTGAAACTTATTATGTCATAGAGACTCAGGTAAAGGTTACGGCACAGAAGTTAAATTTCTTGCTGAAAGAAGCGTATAGAAAGGATATGTTAGACATAGATGAGTATAGTGCGTTTCCTGATTATATAGAAGTTATGGAACAAGCTTTAAGTAACCCTGCTCATATTGGTGTTTATTGGGATAAAAAAAATGTGGTTCAAGCTATGTTCGTTGACACTGATAAGTTAGGTGATATTGGAGACCTACAAGCTATCCAACATCTTGCATATCCAGTTAGAGGCAGCTTAAATAGGTGGAAGGGTTTATATGTTTCTTGGTTAGAAGGTAGAAGTGGTAAATATGCTAAAACAGTTGGACTTAGGTTGGAGATGATGAGGAGTTTTGGTGTTGCACCTTTTTGGGAGTTAATAGAGTTTGGTAATCAGCAGTACTCCGCATACCCTACCAACGGTCCAAAGAGAACTCTTTCTAGTTTTAAGGGTACATATGACCGAGAAATGACTATCGCTTATAACAGAGTATTAAGTATTGTTAGACAGTTGGTAGGAGCACCTGATATTGTTTTTAGAAATTTTGATTCTACTACAGTTACACACGAAAACAAACCAAAATTTGGTTATTCGTGGACATCAAAAACGGGCAAGAATGTATTTGCATTAGCAGGTACGGAAAAACTTATTGGTAATCGTCTCACAGCTAGAGGATTTATTTTAAGTCCTGCTGGTGTGGTGGTAAAGAAATGGAGTGGGTGGTTACCTAGATAAAAAAGGAGTTTTTTGTTATGGGGGATAACGTAAAAAATGGAATATTAGATAGTGCTATAAGACAAGCAATTGAAAAATTAGCAGAAAAGGGTGTCGAGGGTTGTACTACTAAAGATGTAATTCTGGCTTCTTTTGCTTCTTTATCTTTAGATGGCGGTGTGGCAAAGTCTGGTGAGGTACGTTCTATTGTTTCTGAAATAAAGAAGTTTGGGTGGAGAATCGCTGGTATGTGCTTTACTACTCTTTTGGCAATAGTAATGGTATTAATTTTTCTATAAAGGTGAGGTTTTAAATGGCAACAGGAAAGTTTCATAGTGAGGATTTAAGTGTTTACTTCTTCATTAAGTTCCTTGATATTGATGGAACTGAATTGGGTAGCATTGCTCGTATTGTAGATGGTTATCCATATAATGATATAGAAGAAGGTACATTGGTAATACCTACAGTAGCTATTGAAGCCAGTATGACATCCGATGAGGGTGTTGGCGAGTTGGGTGCTAGTTGGTTCAGACGTACATGGTCTATAGATATATTTGCACAAAATGATGTTCAGAGAGATGATTTGGCAGATAGAATATTTCAAGCGTTAGACGTTTCTATTCCTATAAAAGACTACTCTAGTGGCTACAGGGCAGAGACAGGTAAAAGTAAAGCTGGTGTTGATTTAAGAATAATTGAGTATATGAACCCAGAGAATCGGACAATACGACCTACTTATGCATTTAATTTATATGCTAAGATTAAGTATTGGAGAGCAGTAGTTTCATTTGAAACTGTTTCTACCCAGGCACGTTAGGTAAGGAAAAAGGTGGGTTAGGATTACAAAGGAACGGTTTGGTGTTATTAAAAAATGGTGTATCTCTCTCAGGTTAGGTGCGTGTGATATTCGGATTGATAAAAGGTGTGGAATTGCTTATGGTAAATGGTCAATTGGTACAAAGGTTGTTTGAGGGAGAAGGGGTAAAAAATGACGAAAAGAATAGCTATACCGTATAAAGATGTAGAATTGAGGATAGTAGGACCACTAGCTGATTTTTATGCCTACCGTGTTCAAAGATTGGATTTTCCTACAACACTACCTAATACTACAATTAATGAGCTTGGTAATGATGGGCACGCAGGAATTATAACTGATATTCCTGAGATTACTGCCACCTTCCAAGCGTTTGATGTTTCACATAAAATTTATTCTATTTTGTGTGGCACTGATCCAGAGTCGTATCCCGTATCTGGATTGGACGTTAGTAACCTTGGGTACGTTGACCTTATTGGGTATGTCAGACAAGCTGATGTTGCTGAGATGCTAAAATGTATTCACTTGAAATATATGAGAATTACTGATTTTACTTACACTTATACAGTTGACGGTGAGAGTACAGAGGAATATAGTTGCGCTGGCAGTGAAAAAAGATATTTTGCTAATGATGTTGTTGTTGATTCTGGTAATTTAGTTGCTGGTGTGGCAACACTTAGTCTTACACCTAGCGTATTGAAAAATGGTGATTACTTATTGAGTTTTATCGCTGGTAGTGATTGGAAAAATGAGGCGTTAAGTGTTGGTGTCCAGATTGATGATGAGTATATCGTAGATGGGTTAACAGTAACACTTAGTGGTGGTACTACTGAAGCATATTTAGCTGTGTATCATACAGCAAGTGGAACTTTGGCTTTTGATAGAATATCTGATAGTACAGTTCCAGCCGCTATTCGTGGTAAAAATGTAGATGTTTCTATTGGTGTTGCTGACATGTATAGAGTTCAGAGTGTAACAATTAGAGGCACTTTCCCCAACACTAAGGTTGTGGAAATGGGTAATACTTCTATTGTTGGTTACATTGTAGATCCACCTGATGTAAGTGGAGACATTACTGTTTTAGATACAGATAATGAAATTGTTTCTCTGTTGACAACTGGTAATATCGTTGATGCTGATGGTTATGGTGAATTTGGTGTAGATGAGTATGAAGAAAGAACATTAGCACTAACAGTTCAATTATTAGATCCGTCTGATAATACTACAATTCAGAAGACAGTTCAGATTCCTTATATGAGAATTACTTCAGATGGAACAACTTCAAATGTTGGTGGTCAGTTAACGCAGACATTCTCATTTATGTCTAATGATGCACAATGTGTGGTGTATTCAGGCGCCATTCCAGCTTGATAGTGGATAGTGAGATGGGATAGGGTAGCTCCTGAAAACGAACACTCAGATTCGCTTCTCATCTCAATTACTCTGAGAATTCTATTGCTGAGAGTAGGTGATGAAAAGATTTACAGTAAAATACTGTGAAACGTGTGGCAGTTTAATACTAAAAGGTAAAACTGAAAGTATTAAGGAATACGGTAAAAGAAGATTCTGTAAATTTTCTTGCTTCAGGCAACCACGTGTTTACGTTAAGAGTGTTGAGTTTTACTCTATAAAATCGTTGTGTAAATGTGGTTGTGGTGGCACAGTCTTAAATCCAGATAACCATTTTAGATATAGAAAATTTATTTATGGTCACAATAATAAAAATGGTAATCACCCTAGAATCGGGGTTATACAAACGGAAGATGAGGTTATCAAACGTACTAAAGCAATGCTGAAGTACTTCAGAAAGAAAAATCCAACGTGTATTGAAAGAGAACTATACAATTTTCTTGATGACGCTGGTATTGAATATGAACCTCAGAAACAGGTGGGCAGGACAATTATTGATGCTTTTGTGTCTGGTTTAAATCTTGCGATATATGCAGATGGTCAGTATTGGCATACCAAACCAGAGGTAATGGCAAGAGACTTGAGAAATAATGATAGGATTAAAAATCGTGGTTTTAGTTTGCTTAGATTAAAGTCTATTGACAATGGTTACCATTTAGATTTAGAACCATTAAAATTATTAATAAAAATAGAAAGTAGGTCATCCTATTAAAGATATAAAGGAATTTAGTATAAGTACTGAGTTAATAAGGGAGTCTTTGATGACGGTTGTTTAGAATCGTACATTACGGACTCCCTTTATTTATTTTAAGAGAGGTATGGTATGAGTAAAATTGCAAATTTGTTCAGGTGGCACAAAAAAGTAGAGATTAAAGATGGTAGTAAAGTATTAGATACGGTATATATTAGACTTGTTGGAGATGCGGAGTTTCAAGAAGCCAAAAACATGTCTTTGAGGCGTAGCAAGAAGTTAAGAATATCGTTGAGAGATAGTAATACTGATGAGTATCAAGCTAGTTTTTCTGACTTACACTCATTAACAAAAGATGAGTTAATTATGGGAATTACTTTTGGTGAAATTCCTGATTATAGAGATGAGGGATTGCTTACACTACCAGAAAAAGAAATGCCTGAATTACCTGATAATCCTACTCTTGAGCAACAGGAAGAATATGAGACTAATCTTGAAGAATTGAGAGCTGCTAGAGCTAAAGCTCTTACTGAGTTTATTGAGAAAAAAGCAGATGATAGAAAAGTTGAGATTGGAAAAACAGATGATATTGATGAGTTGCGTGAGATGTATGTTCATTCTGTTATCAATATGAAATGTAGTGAAGAGTTTACTAGAGCGTTTAGGGAGTATCAAATATTCAGTGGTACTTATGCAGATAATAAATTCAAAACCTTGTCTTTTGATAGCTTTGAGGAATTTGATGGGTGCGCTCCACAACTTAAAAACCAATTGATGACAGCTTATATCAGTTTAGAAATGTCAGGGGAAGACTTAAAAAACTAGCTGAAGACAATGCGTTTTTGGGTGTTTGGCGTATTGTCAAGGAGTTAAATTATCCTGTTCATAATAGTTTGCGTGATTTTTCTGTGTTCGAGTATCCGCATACTGTTAATTATGTGATAAAGAGACGAATGCAATTAGACTCTTATTTAGAACTACCTGAAGAGAAACGTCCACCGAGGTCTATTTGGGACAGACCATCGGAGCTTAGGGATTGGTTTGAAAGGGTATTTTCTGATGGTACAAAACAAACAAAATTTGAATTACCTGTAAATGAGGATGAAATAGAGAGGTAAAATAAATAAATGGCGTTTCAGTTTGGGCAAGAGGCACAAAAAGCTAAAATGCTACAACAAGGATTGGATGCTACAGCATTAAAAGCCAATAGTGCCGCAATATCCATGCAAAGGTTGAGTACCTCAACAGCGTCATTTGCTGATGCTGCTGGTCGTGGTACAATTACCCTTGATAACTTTGGTAGAACTTTTAGTAATGCTACTAAAAAGGTTTTTATGTGGCAACTTGCCATTATGGCTGTGTATGGTGTTATTCGTAAGGTTGGTGAAACTATTCAAACTTGGAAAGACTTAGAAGTTACACTAGCCAGAATCAGCATTACAACTGGTGCTTTGGGTTCAAAACTACAGAGTTACTTTAAGCAGGTGGCTGATGTCGCCATTCAGTTTGGTATGCCTATTGAGCAAACTTTGACAGGTATGGATTTAGCATTAAGAGCTACTGCTAGGTATGCTGAACAAGCTGATAGGGGCGCTATTGCGGTTAGTCTATTGAGTTCGGCTTCTGCTTTAGCTAATATTACTGGTATGCAGTATAGTCAAGCTATTGATATTTTGGTGGGTTCTTTGAGGCAGTCTGGAATGGAGCTTGATGACGGTATTACCTTGCTTGATAAGTGGGTGTCTGTGGCTAAGAGTGCGGCTGTGTCTGTTAATGACCTTTCTCAAGGTTTTGCTATCATGGCTGACGCTGGTAGAGCGGCAGGATTAACTGTTGACCAAATCAATGGTTTAATTGCGGCTTTGAGTGAAACTGTTACTTTAGGTCCAGTTCAAATTGGTAATGCTATTAGAGCTTTGATGTCAACTTTATACAACCCTGGTTCAATTTCCTTACTACAGAAATATGGTGTTGCGGTTAGGGACACTTCAGGTGAGGTGAGAAGTTTTTGGGAAGTTATGACTCAACTTTCATCTATGAGAATGGCTGGAGTTTTGGATGAGGCTGTATGGTTGGAAATTGCTAAGGCTGCTGGTGCTGGTCAGAGAAGGTATGCTCAATTCTTGGCTTTGCTTAATAACTTTACAGCGGCTATGAAAACTGCTGAGATTAGTGCTGGCGCTGAAGGTGAGGCACTGGACGCTAATAGGAAAATTGTTGAAACTTTAACAAATACTTGGGATAAGTTTACAGCAGCACAACGTAAGTTTTTAATGACAATGGGTGAAGGGGCTGGTGCTATTTCAGATTTAACGACTGCGTTACAAAGTTTAACTAATTTCTTTAACACGCTTTCTGATGCTAGTGATGGGGTATTCAAACTCGGCAGAGCTGTTATGTTTTTGGTTGGAACTCTTGGTGCATTAAAGATTGCATCCCTTACTATGGGGTGGATGGGACTTGGACCTAAAGGTGGTGCATTATTAGGCAAGTTTGGTGGTGTTGTCCCATCTGCGGTAGCTGGTTCTCCTGCGTATGGTAAAGCAATTCAAGCTGGTGGTTATACCACTGTAAAACAAGCATCAGAAGCAGGACTTGGAACGATAGCACCTGGGATGGCGGGACAGGCTGGTTTGTACGCATTGTCAGGGTTACTTCCTGCATTTATGATGAGAAAAATGTGGGGTGGTGGACCTGCACCAACTGTTCCAGGGGCTGAGAATGTCTGGAGACCAGGTACTACTATGGGTGGATCACGAGGTGGTGGAAGGTGGACTGCTCCTACTGTTGCTCCTATGACCTGGGGTGGAGTAGGAAAAGGTGTTGGTAGCTGGATGACAAAACCTATGGGTTCAATGGGTAGAGGTATTGGTGGATTAGGAGCTGGTGCAGCGGCATATGGTTTAACTGGTGAGTGGCAGTCTGCTGCGGGTGCTGGTATTGGTGCAGCTATTGGTGGAGCATTTGGTCCTGTTGGTATGGTCATTGGTGGCAGTATTGGTACTTTAATAGGACATACGATAGCTGATACTTTTGTATCTGAAGAAACAAGATTAAAAGGTTTATTTGGTAATATAGCTGAACAATTCGGTGTAGATTTGGGCAGAGCATCGGAATTATATTTTGGCAAGGTTTCTCCTCCTGGTACTGTAGCAGAAGCTAGGCGTATGGCTGAGATGGCAGCACCATCACTTCCTATGGGTGAGTTAGCTAAAGGTCAATCAATATTATCTAGAATGCAATCAACTTTTGGTTTGGGTGGTGATGCAGTACCTTATTTTTCTAATATTGGTGAATTGACTGAAGATTGGGAACGTGGTACTGGTGCATTGCACGAACTACATAAGGCAAGAGAACTTAATATAATTGGTGAAACTAGATTCCAAGACGTGATAAAAAGTACTGCTGAAATTGGACAATTTTCTTGGCATCTTTTAACTGACATAGAGAAAGCTTTGTTATCTGTAATGCGTGAAACGACTCGTGCTGGTGGTGAGGAGAAAGAAGCACTTGCTAGTATGAGTGATGAGATTGCAAATCAGATTATCGCTAGACGAGATTTAGCTAATATTACAAATAGGTATAGTGAATCACAAACTAGAATAAAGCAGTTGATGTTAGAGTCTGGTGCAGTTATTGATAACACTACTCTTAAGGAGTGGGAACAGCTTAAGATACAATCTTTATTGGCTGATCAGGTTAATAGAACTGCGGAGGATTTTCAAGCTTGGTATGGTGTTTTGCTTGGTTCGGCTTATGGTTATGCTGCTCATGTGGAAGCTATTGAACAGTTGAAACCTCTCCTTGAAGAGTATGGATTAGCCATAGATAAAATTCCAGAGGAAAAATGGTTATTAATTCAGAGATGGGATTCTAAATTATCTACAGATATTGTTCAAACCGTAGGTACGTTACTTGAGCTTAATGCTGCCATTGATGCGTTTGAGGTTGATTTTCCATCCATGCTAGAACTTGCCAATATTGAAGGAACTATTACAGATATTGACAGGGTAAAAGAGGCAATTATTGCGCTTAACAAAGAAACTGGAGAAGAACGATATGCAAAAGCCCTTGAGGAGTTAAACCAATATTTGGGTGATGTCATGCAGAAGGAGCTTGAGGCTAGAAAAGCAGCAGTTTATACTGGCATTGGTGCAGGGTTTGAGAGGGAAACACAAGTTAGGTTAGTTGCTGCCGAGACTCTAAAATCTTACAGAGAGAATCTTGGTAGATTACCCATGTTTACTGATTTAGCCGAGGGGTTGGGGAAGACTGCTGATAGTGTATTAACATTGATTGACCCGCTAACTGGGGAAACTATTAGATTAGAGGAAAATACTCTAGCTTTAGAAATGCTAAGTCGCTTTGTTTCAGATAATACTGATACTCAGAAAAAGATGCTGGAAGCGGAATATAATCTTCCATCTGATTATTCTAGACCGTCTAGATATTGGTATTACAAAACTACAGGTTCTACGGAATTTGGACCTCAGCAACAAGGTCTTTGGGCTATGTGGCAAGATTTTGTTAAGGAACACAGTAGTGCGGAAGCTATTAATGCTGATGTGTTATCAAATACTAATAACATATTAACAGGTTCTCATAGTGTTCTAGTAACTTCTCAAAGTTATTTATCTCAGATAAATCTTGGTATTATAGGACTTCGTGAGGAGATAGCGTCTTTACGTAGTAAATTGAATGGAACATCAAGTTCTGGCGCACCTGATGATGAGTTTTCTATTGTAACCAACACAGGTTTAGGTGGGGATATTCCTACCATTGGAGCTAGGGGTTTGTTGAAGTAGGAGTTATGTAAATGGCAGTACAACGTTGGATATTAGATGAAAATGGTCCTAATGAGTATACTTTTCCACGAAATCCAGATAGGTATGGTGGTGATACCTATTGGAGATATGAGCTTAGAAGAAATGAAGTTGATATAATAGGAGCTAGTTTACCAACAATACAGGCTGATGGTTTTCGTGGTGCTAGGCGTGTAATTAGGTTTACTGCTATTACTGGTAGTATGTTACGTGCTTTACAAACTTTCTATTTGAATATGGAAGTTATTGAAAATTGCAAAGACCATTTATACAGTACTACGATAGCTTTCAATTGTTTTATTGAGGGTTTTATACCTTCAATTCACCCCACAACAGGTAGTTTCCCAGGAACTACAGAGGATACTTGGGATTTAGAAATGACTTTGATAAGGATGGGATAATGGTTAACATAAGAGTACCAGCTAAAATAAAAGTACCAGCTAATGTGGAATATGAAACTGACCATACTGATAAAAATGATAAATTAATTGTTAGAGTTAAGAGTAGAACTGCTGATGAAATATTAATGTTTTCTAAACTTAACAGTTTGACTGAGTTGTGGAAAGGGCTAATTGATTATGATTCTTGGCGTATATATTATTGTGAATCTAATAGGCACAGTAATTTACTATTAGGATTTCGTGAAGGGATATTGGATTTTAACACTATTTCATATTCTATTAGGTTAAGGTTAAAAGAGGTAGAATAATGGCACAAGAACAGTCCCCAACATATAAATTATATAAAGGAGCAGCCGAGTTGATGGCTGGTGTGGCTGGTAGTGAGTTTTCCCACATGGCTTTAGATGAAGGTGATATGAGTGCTTTTACTGAGGCAACCAATGCGTTGACTTCAGAAAGTGCCGTATCAGGGCTAACAAGAGTTGCTGCCACAATTACAAATATAACTACTGCTCAAACAGATGATACTGTGCAAGCTTATTACCAATTTACTGCTGCTGGCACCGCAACCATAACAGGTTTTGGAGTGTTTGATGGTGTAGCCGCTGGTAATATGTTAATGTGGTGCGCTTTTGCGGCTTCACTTGCTCTTGAATCTGGTGATAAGGTAGCAAATACAGGTAAGTGTCAATTTAAATTAGGTGCGTAGGGGTGATATAAATGGCAATTGGTGACATGTATACAGATATTGAGGACATTGCTTCAGGTTCTTATAAAGATTTAGCAGTGGTTGAAGGTAGTGAAGCAGTAATCCATAACATATACCATGCGGCAAGTATTGAGATATATAGATACGATGGTGTAAATAATCTTTTGTTTGCTTCTGCTTCTGGTAGTGGTGTTTATGCGTATTACGCTTTTCATGTTGGAGAAGTGGATAGAATAAGAGTTAAAAATATAGATGGTGAGACGCAGTTGATTGGATTTGATGGTGTTTACACTAAGGTAACAACGTAGAGGTGATATAATGGTAAATACCCCTTTTACTCAGGATTTAGATTATATTGAGGATATAGTAGCTGGAGAAAGTGTATTGTTACAATCATATTCTTCTGGTGATACGTCTGAGAGTGGAACTGTTGTTATTTTCGCCTTAGATGCTCTTGGTGGTACTAAGAAAGATATAAAGATAGAGTTTTATCTTGCCCAAGATGATGTTGCTGTATTTACCCCAGAGTGGTATGTAACGAGACCAAATGATTTAATTACCTTTACAGCAAGAGAAGAACCAGATTTAGGAACAATCACAACTTCTGGGGCAGCAAAAGAGTTCTTTTTTGAGTTTGGTGATTTGGCTGAGGGTCTTCAAGTTGAGTTCAGGTTAGCACATACTGGTGGTTCTAATAGGGCTTATGATGCCTCATTGACTTATGTTGGGGGAATTTAATGTTAGATTTGAGAACAGCACCTTTTCCTATTAATTATAGAGAATTATGGTTACCTGAGACCATAAATAATGATACAACTATGCCTAAATACAAGCACACTGGTCATGAGTTAACATTAACGGGAGCACAGAAGCGGACAACTTGTGATGGCGTACATTTTAGTACTGCTGTTCCAGCAAACAGCTCGATAGACTGCGGAGCTATCTATAATAACCAAGAAAATTGGTGGATTAGCTTAAGGTTTAAGCTTGATGTACCAGCAGGAACAACCAGGCGTTCGTTAATGAGTAAGGTGAATGGGGTGGACTTCATGAAGATTTTTGTAGAGACTAACAGTGCTGTCGTTTTTTGGCTTTACATGGGTTCAGCTACAATTTATCAGATTTATGAAGCCCCTTCTTCTTGGGGAACGAATCAATGGCATCATGTCCTAGCTTCAAATAATTCAGTTAACGGTGCTCGTCTAATTATAGATGGTGTAGCTGATACTAATGTGGCACATAATAACCTACCCGCAGCGGGGGACTTTAAAATTGGGCACGATGATGTTTGGAATGAAAGCAATGATGGCTGTATCGAAGATGTCTTTATGGGTACGGATACCCTGACCGAGGCTGAGGAGGTAGACCTCTTGAATGGTATACCACCGCAGGACTGCACCAGCATTTACTTATTAGATGAAGGTAAAGGAGT